TGAACCGTTTGCAAAAGATACTACTGCCCGTTTCATGCTAATGATTTAGTTAGTCGTCTATACTCATGTAAAATAGCTTCCGTCTTTGCCTGTGTCTTTAACTTAGGCCAAACCTGCGCTAAAAATCCGGTGTCCTCATCCAAATTAGCGTCAGGGAAATTGCAGTTTTCTAAAAGTGATCTTTTGAACCCGCACACATGGTACGGCCTTCGGTGAATTATCCCAGGTTTTACCTGTTCGTCTACTATAAAATCTAAGTTCATTTGAACCAAGCACCAGAACCCTTCAAAGCGTGAAAGGTTATTAAAAACTAAAACGTCTGCATCATTAATAGCAAGGCGTAAAATAGTTTCTACATAGTCGGGACTTATCCAGTCGTCATCATCAAGCCAGCAAACATATTTCCCTTCTGATCGTTTTAATCCTAACTGCCTCTTAGTACCAATAGAAAACCCGCCTTTATCTAATCTTTCCCCGGCTACTTTTACAAGCTGAACACGGCCCAAAGTTGGATGAACGTTTTTGCAGTAGTTAATTTGCCTGTTAAGTTCTAAAACAAGTTTATTAAAACTCTTACGCCTGTCCGGGACTGTTATCATTACGATTGATAAAACTAATTCATCTTGCATAGATCAGGTTTTCGGGGCTGGTGTAAATGATATTAAACCCTATCATAAGTTTGTCGAATTCTGCTTTTACCTGTGGCTTTGAATTCCATTCTAAACAAACCATCGAAGTACTGCGAAGGTCAATCTGTTTAAGTAAAGATACCTCCATCCCCTCAATATCCATAGAAATAAAATCAAAATCCTTAACTGAAAGTCTGTTAAGAAAGGTTTTCCATCGGAAACATTTGACCTCGATCTCATTGAATTGTTCTTTTGTCCATCGCTTTTTTTCTTCTTCTACCATTGTAGAAAGTAGCCCGTGATCTCCTTTATTCAAGTGAGTGCCACAGTCGAAAAACTTTACATTTCCATTCGTGTTACCGAGTGCAAAGTTATAAAAATAGAAGCCTTTTTTATCCTTGTAATTCTCTTTTAAAAGTGCAAAAGCAGTAGGAGAGGGTTCTACTAAAACCCCACTCCATCCAGCTTCCGCTAAGGCAAACGTATTGCTTAAAGTTTTACCGTCATTGGCTCCTATGTCGATAAATGTTCCGGTAATACCATTTTTACCGCCTCTATCATAGTAATATTTTAGTATTACTTCTTGTTCATTGTTTTGTGAGTAGTTCATTTTTTCCAATAGGTTACACCATCATTTAAAAGTAATTCAGGGCGGTAATGTCTTCCGTATCTCTTTTCAAAGAAATCATCAAAAGCCATCTTACACCCAGCTAATTGGTAGTCGTCAATTATCAATATCCCACCTTCAGAAAGTAAATCCCAAAGGTTATCTAAACATTCCATCGTACTCGAATACAAATCACCGTCTAATCGCAAAACTGAAATAGGCAAGTTAAACGAAGGAGTCGTATGAATAAACCATCCTTTAATTAAACTATAATTAGCTAATCCCCACCTTTCAAAGTTCTTTTGAACGTCATCCATTCCATGCACGGTAACGCCTGAACTTTCTAAAATACCCTCCTTAGATTTATCTTTCTTCCCGATTCCAGGCTGTTCCAAATCATTAGGCCCGGCCCAAGGAATCCCTTCGAAAGAGTCGAACCCGTAACCGTGACGGCCGGCTAAACACATAGCAGCAAGATTATTCCCGCAAGCGATTCCACATTCAACGAATACGCCTTCAATGTCTTTATCAATTACATATTTGCAAACCTGATAGGTTAACTCGATTGTTTTCCATGTTGAGTAATTTGGCTCAATACGGTTAGAAATATTTCTACTTGTTGGAACGGTAAACATAATGGTATAGCTGTTTATGTATGTGAACTTCTGTTTTACATAGTCCTTTGTCGTGAATTTCTTTTGCCCATGCGTAATCTTCACCCTGCCAAACATCGGGGAACTTTACTCGTGTGGCTATGCTTCGCTTCATGGCGACCAAGTGATTAGGGAATCGGTAGTAGTGAACTATCCCTTTGTGGTCTTTCCTTGCCTCATATCTTTCACCTAATTTAATAGTCCAATCTACTCTGTTTCTTCCGTTCTCTGTCATCCATCCCTGAAATGTAATAACATCCGGGCCTTCCTTAGCTGCTTCTAATATGCTTGAAACGTAATCAGACGAAACCCAGTCATCGCAGTCTATTGAAGAAACGTAAATCCCTTTAGCGTTTTGAAACATGGCGTTTCTCTTTGTGCCAGTTGGGACGTTTCGTGGTCTTGCATCCTGAACGATCTCTACCTCATCTGTAAGCTGTGGCGAAAGTATAGCCATCAGGTTTTTCATGTGTTCGTTACTCTTAAACTCTGGTAACGTGGGGATGCATATTGATAGCATTATCATAATGGAAATCCTTGCGCTCTATGTATTGCAAATAGTTTTTTCCCTTGTTCCCAATTCTTTGAACTTGCCCGATATGTTTCGTCATCCGGTGCGCCTCCATTTGCGGGGTGTTTATGTGGGAACTTTAGATGTTCAGCCATTTTCAAAGCCCCTATTTTCCTTGTAACCCAAAATAAATGTTCATCGCAAAACATACTCTTATAGTCAGGATGCCAGAAGTAACCCAATCTTTCATAAAGTTTCCTATTCATTATAGGGATTGTTAAAACCATAGTTCCTAAAGGTTGCAAACAGTCATCTACCTTTATCAACATTGGTCTATCTTCAAACTCTTTTAACACAAGTTCGCCCCACAATTCAGGACATTCAAAGTCGTCTGATAGGTAAACTAAAATATCACCTTTTGAAACTTTGGCGGCCCTGTTGGTAGCCTCAACAACCGAGTGATTATCATTGCAGATAACGTGCTGCCATTTGTAATTGAGATACTCAAACTTTTGCGGGTCGTTCATATCTATTGAAAGGATATGTTCTACCTCAACGCCTGCAAGCTCTATCCACTTTTTTGATGTCTCGTAGGCTTTCGCTGCCCGTCCTCTACTTGGATGAATTAAACTTATCATTTATGTTTTTTCTTATTTTGATTAATAGATCAAGTGCAAATCTGTCATTTTCAGTCTTGTTTTTTATGCCCATATAAGCAAGGTTAACAATCATTATTTCTTCATCTAAGTATTTGATTACCTCATTCATAAGTAAACTACTTTTAAATTTTTCCTTTCAATCCACAGGCTAAAACACCGTTCCAAAATAAACGGGTGCATGGGGTAGTAATCAATCCCTAAATATTTATTAACCCTTCCGAAATCTACCGGCTTATTCAGTGTGGTAACCATATAGCCTGAGTTTTTATAGCATAAATCCTTTATCTCTTGGTCAAATTCCATTAAATACATGGCCGGGATCAGAAAATTAACCACATAATCCAAATAAACCTCATGCGAAGCACAAAAGGCGTTTTGATATATCGGAAATCGTGTCTTTTTAGGCATTTGTAAGCCTAAAGAATCCCAAATTTTGGCCAAAAGTGCCACAGAACCAGGATGCCAGCCGTCTAAAGCCCCTAACATATCATGAGAAGGTGCATTTTTGGTAAAACTCATCACGTCAAAGTCCTCCTGAAGCACTTCTTCGGTCAGTTCCCGCCTTGGTGGTATTCGTGCTGTCATCTTTTGCTTTAAAGCCCATGAAGTAACCGCTATTTTATCCGCTTCTGACTGTAATACAAGGTTTGATATAAGACTATTTTCAAAGAATGGTGTAAGAGTAGTGTTTAAATAATGTTTCGTCCAATCGAACATATAAGGCTTTTGTGAGTCCTCATAGTATATCTGGTAAAAGTCTATTTTCTTAGCCATGCACCTACTTTCCTGAAACATGAACCGCACCCAGTAGAAACTTCGTAGTCTTTAGTCTCTGATTTGTACATCTCGAAAGCCTGAACCCAGAAAGGATTGTGTTTATCGGGCCGGTGAATATCTCCCGATTGTAGCATTTTATCTCGTAGCTCTGTGCGAGTCATGGATGCAAATATAATATTTTTAAATTTAAAACAAAGAAGGCGGCCCCATGAAAAGCCGCCTTCCGAGAAAAAAAATCACCCAAACTCCGCTATGCTGCTGTCATTGCAGTCAAGTACGCTAATGTAGTATTTACATCAGTACGAAGCAAGCGTTTGTATATACTTTGTTCGTTTCCGGTCAAAGTGATCGAACTTGCGCTCGAATCTCCCGACTTTTGGCCTGAAGTAAGTTTACTTTCGGTTGAAGTCAGTCCATTTGTGCCTCCTAAGATCAAAAACTCGTTATTGTTAGTTTGAACTATTGCTCCGAATTCACCCACTGTCATATCTTCCAGTAAAGCGTCCTCCGTTGGAGTAGTGTTAACCACCTTTAACATAAGTTTATGCTCCCATTGCACGTTACCCTCGTCACTTCTTTGCTCGTTGATCTCAAAGGAGTGGGAAAACTTATTCCCCTCTATCTTATAAAGGGTGCGATAAGTCGTTAGCGGGATGTTAGTAACGTATCCGTCAGTCGTTGCGACTATCGGGGTGGCAAGGTCTGAGTTATTGAATAGCCAAACACGCTTATTCAGACCCGCAACACGTTTCAGAGCATCGCAGCTAATCGTTAAATTGCTGGTTATTGTGCAACCCATATTAATCGTGGAAAGCGGTCAAATCGCAATGAATAAACTGAACACCGATACGGGCCTCATGTTTTGCATAAGTAACGTCATCTTTCTCATCGAAGAACATCTTAATGTTGTTCAAGTCAGAAGCTCTTTCAGTTCCCAACACAAGGTTAGAATACTTAGAGGAAGCTTTAGGTGTGTAGATGATGAAGTTTCTAATGTTGTCATACCAAGGGCAAGTACTGTCAGTTCCTAAAGTGCTGTCAGCCTGGTAAAGAGGCTTAACGTCAACACCTCTGAAAGACAAAGAAGCTACTCCGTCAACCAAGTATTTGAACTGAAGTTCTGAAGTACCGGCTGTTTTGCTTTCATAAGAAGTCATAAGGTTCTCATAAACATCGCCAGTTACCCAAAATACTTTCTCCTGTGGCATGATTGACTTAAGGATAATTGCAGCGTTCTGGTATGTTCTACGCAAAGCGTCCAAAGCCTCGTCAGAAGTAAGAACTGTGTTATGGTTGTTACCTAACGAGTTACCAACACGCTTAACGCAATAAGCAGAGTTTGCATCGTACAATTTAACGAACAGACCTTCAATCTGATTCCAGAAAGTATCTGCTACTGAATCGTTACCGAATAGGGCAACACGGAAGTAATCTCTGCGAAGGGCATCCACCATTTCGTCCATCCAGATTTTTCGGATGGCTGCGGTAGCGTCATAACCATCAAGTCCATCAGCTACGAATTTAGGGTCGTTAGTCAATACGGAAGCTGTAGACATAAAGTCCTCTTTACACCATTTCAAATAGGCTCCAAACTTTCCTACCGTGATTTTACGGTCGGTAAAAGTTCCGGAAGTCGTATAGGTAGGCTCGCAACCTTGATTAGTACCTGCAATCTTATCAAGTTGACCCTGAAGGATTAGATACTCGTCTGTGCGGATGCCCTGACGGATGGTGAAAATTTCATTAAGTGCCGGTGTTCCAATGGATGGTTTCTGGAAGATCTCGGTAGGTAAATTTCCGGGGAACGTGTAGCCCGGACTGTAAGTGTATGATGATGCCATTGTTTTTTGTTTTTTTAGTTAAATCTTGAACTTTGATACGCGTCAAACCACTGATTCATAGGATCGTATGGTCTTTCTTTTTTGCCTTTTTCGTCTTTGAATTCAGGGTTATCTGCGGGCTTTGAATCGTCCCCGAATGTTTTTGCTTTGATTTCTTCCAACTCAGTTTTAAGGTTTGAGAACTCGCTCTTAAGCTTGGCGGTAATTGCTTCTTTTTCTTTCACCGCTTCGTTGGCTGCGTTTGTCTTTTCGGCTAATTGTGCCTGAAGTGCTGCGATTTGCTTTTTAAGTTCTTCGGTAGGGTCTGGCTGTGCATCCTCCATTTTAGGCTCGTAGGAAGCAACCTTACCACCGGCCACAGTAATCACATAGCCGTCAGCGGTTTCATGCTGTCCGTCTGGTGCTGGTGAGCCGTCAGGCATGGTAATCGTAGAACCTACAACCTCTTCAGGAGTAGCTGCGTCTGATTGTACCAATGTGCCGTCAGCCAAAGCCAACTCCACATTTTTAACCTTTGTTAACTTGTTGAAAAAATTATCAATCTTTTCGCCCAAGGATTTAAAAAGTCCTTCGGCTTCTTGTTTCGTAATGCTCATATCTATAATGGGTTTAAATTTTGCAACGGCTTTCATTTTCTCTTGCACACCGTCAATGAAGCCCATTGCTAAAGCCTCACTTGGCGACATAGATGTTTCTTTCTCAATCATAGCCGACAACTGTTCCTTGGTGACGCCTTTCCTTGCTACTTTAGGGGCATAACGGTCAATCAGTTCTAACTTGATGCGGTCGAGTTGCTCGGCCCCTCTCCGTAAGTCGTCTGCTGTTCCGTTGATTGTTCCCGTAGGCAAGTGGATCATAAAATCCCCGTGAGGGTTCATAATCACTTCGTCACATGAAAGTGCTGCGTACGTTGCGATAGAAGCACACATCGAACCGATATGCGCAAAAGTAGGCTTCCCAAGATTTTTAATAATGGAGCCAATCTGATAACCTTCGTACACATCCCCTCCTGGGGAGTTGATATGTATAGTCCATTCTGAAGCTTGAGGGTAATTTGAAATATCAGCCCTAACCGTTTTAGCCGTTACTTCTGATCCAATTTCACCTTCGATAAAGATATGTCCTGTCATCGGATACAAATTTCGATAACAGAACTAAGCTTTTAGTTCTTAAAAAATAGAACTATTCAAACTTGTGGATAATGGTATGTAAAACGCTTTTTGAGATATTGAATTCATCGCAGGTCTTTTGATAGGAACAAGTCTTTTTATAGAAAACATAAATAGTTTCGTACTGAGGGGCAGAGCATGAAATCCACCCATCTTTTACAAGGTCTTTATAAGCCTTATCTGAAATGTTATACTTTCTGCAAATCTCGCTCATCTTGAAGTCATTGATTCTTTAATGGTAACTCGTCTACTGAAGTCTGTAAATTCCTTATACCCTAAAACTGGTTGAGGCATCATGCGTAAAGCCTTTATAATACCCATTTGTTCGTTCGTTGATTGAACGGCTGAATTAGTAACAAATCCACCATCGGCATAACCTGGAAGATATCTTGAAGCGAAATAATCAGGCCCGTAAGCTCTTACGGTTTCCTGAGGTACAACGAATTCGCCAGCATGAACAACCCCGGCCACTTGGTATTTACCACCTTCGCCAGTATAACCACCTTCAGCAAATCCTAAGAATCCTTTGGCCTGACTAATGCCGGATAAAACTGCTGTGATACCAGAAAGGATTGCCGCTAAGTTTGCCGGCCAAACTAATCCTGACCCTGCCTTAACAGCGTTTGAAACACCAATAGCAGAGTTTATTGCAATCGTGCTAAGTGCTAAAGCTTCACCTGCCTTACTTTCTGCCTCACCTAATCCAATAACTGCCGCACTTAGGGCTATGGCTGCCTGTGCCTGTTTACCCTTTTCAGATATTGCCTTCTTTGTTATTTCAACATTATCACTTTCGATCTTATTAACTATCCGATTAACTGCGTTAGCATCCATTTTACCCTTGATTATTAAAGGTAATGTTTCGGATATTTGCTTTTGATCTTGAACTTCTAACCGTGCGTTAACCTGTTCTAAGTCTGCCTTTTGCTGGTTCTCAATAGCCCTAAGGTCATTGAGTTCTTTTTGCTGTTTTATTTCTTCTTCCCTGAGTTTTTCAACTTCCTTTTGAAACTTAATAGTGGCCTGCGCTCCTGCTGCGCTATCTCTTATTACTGCCGCCTGAAGTTCTGAAAGTTGTTTTAATTGTTCTCCTGAAAGTTTACCATTGGCTATGCGTTCTTTGTTTTCAATTTGAAAGGCTCTTAATCTGTCAACTGAAAGTTTTGTTTGTTCAGCTGCAAAAGCCTTTTCTAAATCTGCAGGAATTTCACCGCTTCGAAAAACATTAGATGAAATAACTTTAATTACAGATAGTTAATCTAACCATAGATGACTGCCTGAATCAGAAATACATCACCCATTCGTGCATCAAATAGCGTTTGTCATAAAACTGTAACATTCCTGTTATATAAAGATCGCCATCTTAAATCGCTTATTTTCTAATCCCTGGATCAAAAACAGACTATGAAATTATTCAGACTTACTTTGGCAGTCGTCGCTGCTACAAATGCACTCACCCTATCCAGCGCTTATGCGTTGGATCTCTATGTTGAT